AATGCTTGTTGAGCTTGCATAGCTTGTTGCTGCATAGCTTGTTGTTGCTGCTGCTCCTGTAATGCTTTACGTTTTACTTTTAGTAATTGGTTAGCAAGTTTAATGTTTTTTATTTCTCGTATATCAATAGCATCCTCTAAGTTTATATCTCCCTTAGATAAAGCCATTTGTATATTAGCTTCTAACTGAGCTTTTTGCTCTTCGTCTGGAGCAATTTCAATAAATATACCAAAGTCATAAATGTACAAATCTTTAATATCTTCAAGAATACTAATATTGTATTTACCAATTGAATTTATAAAGTCATCTTTAAAATCTGCATACTGAAGTATATCTGCTACCCTGTAAGTTATAGCTTCTGCTAGTGTTCTATAAATATAAAGTGAACCATCTAGTATGTGTCTAGTAGCTACATTTGAATTTAATGCTGCTAGTTTTTGTAATCCTACTAAAGAGTTAGGATCAGGAGATGATGCATCTCTTGCTTCATTTAATCCTGTTACCTGTCTAATCATTCCTAAATAATGATTATAATTAGCAATAAGCATTTGTGTTTTACTTGCGCCAGAACTTGATTGTAATTCTTTTATTGGAATCTTACCTTGATTATAGTCTCCATCCTGAGTGTAACTTCTACCAATAACAGAACCTGTTTGGAAATACAATCTTAAGGCATCTTCAGGATTATAAGCATTACCTGTTCCTAAGTCTACTTCATTTAATCCATCGGCATCAATATATACACCATCAGGTACAACCCTTGAAATAACTTGTTGTAGTTTTAAATGTGTAATTTGTATTAAGTCAGCAAAAGGAATCATTCTTCTAGTTAATGATTCAATAACCCCTTTATACATTCTTGGTGCTACTGCTACATAGTTTGGTAGTGCGTGTTGTTGAGATGATTTAGGTCTAACCATATTTTCAGCAAGCTCCCACTTGAGTAATATATTAGTACCCATAACCATAATACCATCATACCAAACATCTATAGTTTTTTCTATTTTCTCAAACCTTCCTTCTTCCATCATTTCTAAAGGAGGATTGAATTGGTCATCTTTTTCTATAATTTTTGTACCACCATTTTCTAATATCTTTTTCTTATAAACTACCTTCTTAGTGGTCTTATAATTAAAATACATTAAAGTAACAGTATCTCTGTAAAAGATATCATTCTCATAAAACTGAGCTACGTTATAATAATCATACCAACTCTGAGAGTACTTTGATATTTCCTCTAAGTCGCTTGTAGTTAAAGATTGGTCAATCTTCATCAACTCAGTAATTGGAAGAGTTTTAATTTCTCCCCAATAAAAACAATCTTTAAAGTGAGGGTCTTCTGTGTAACTATAAACAATATTTGCAGGGTCTACATATTTAAGTTCAACTCCTGCTCCTGGTAAAAACTCATGCTTTGTGCAACCAATACCTAAAACTGTTAAATCGTAGTCAACTCTTTTTCTAACATCGTTATAATGATTCTCTGCAAAAATTGTGTTTATGGCTTCTTCCTCTGCAATCTCTATAGCTGGCTTATATTTAAGTTGCATATAAAGATTTAATTCCTCATCAGTTTGAGGAAGGTCATCAGGGTTCATTATGAAAGGGTCAGCTCCTGTTTCTTTTTGAACAATTTCTAAAATATCTTTTGCCGCTGCTTGACCTTGTATTATATCTTGATACTTACTTCTTTTAGATTGAGACATAGCATCTTCCGCATACACCTTAACATCAAATAGTCTATCGTTCATTCCATTAACAACAACATCAACAAACTTTGGTATAATTGGAACAGGCGTCCAATCTAAGTTTAAGTAACTTAAATCACCATCAACTGCAAGTTCATTTTTATATTTAGCAACCGATTGTTCACCTCTAGCGTAAAGGCGTAGTCTGTAGAAATCTCTCCATTGATTGTAGTATCTACATTGATTTCCGTCTTTCTTAAACCACTCATATTGAATAGCTTGACCTATTTGTAATCCAAATTCATCTGAAGCTTTTTCGCTATCAGAAACAAACTGACTTGGAAACCCAACAGAAGAAACATTTATTTTTACGTCTTTCATTTATCTAATTATTTCACTACGACTTCCTTTATTGTTGTATCTAGCAAAGTTAACAATAATATTTGATTGTTTTTTTACAGGCTGGTATAAGTGTCTTTGACAAGCCATTATAGCTAAACCTGAGCTAATAGAAGCATCAAACTTAGTTCTGTTACTTATATCAAACTTTGCCCAATCTTCTAAGGTTCTGCTAAAAGGCATATAACCCATTTCATCAGCACCTATTAAACCAACGTGAGACTCAATATGAGACTCAATAGCTGCTGCGTGAGCTTGTTTTACCGCCTCACTAGAGTTAGGTATACCCCCAAGTTCTTTTTCTGTCTTAGAAAGCTTGTGTTTAAGTTTGTCTGGTCGGTTAATACTAAAGCCTCTATAACCTCTATTTTTAAAATGATATAGTAAACGAGGTTTATTATTTTCTACCAATATAGGCATACCATAAAATACACAAGCCATCAATACTTCTTCGAAAAATATCTCTGCAGTTTGAGGTCTAGCTACATACTCTAAAAAAAACTGATTACTAGGAGCATCATCCATATTAAACTTTGTGATTCCATGCAAAGCACCATTAGAGGCACCGCCTCCTACTGTTCCAGATATATCATAGCTATCACAACCAAAAGCACCAAGATGTTCGTTTGCAGGAAAAAAATCTCCTCGATGATTTTTCCTATACCTGTTCTGCATATTTTTTTTTGGAATCCAACTGACTAAAAATCTACCCCTTGTGTTTGGAGTCCATATTACCTCTGTATCTTTTATTCCATTCTTCCAAGAAAAAGACCCTCTAGTAACATGATGTTCTTTTATTAAAGAATCATTATAATCAATTTGCTGATATATGCGTGTAAGGTTAAACAAAGACTGCTTACTTTCATCTCTAAACGCATGAGACTCTGTTCTTGGAAACTGTCTATAAAATTCATTTAATGCATCAGCATCATTCTTTAAACTTTGAACTTCATTGTTCCAGTAATCAATAACATCATCCATAGGCATACCATACTCATCAATATAACCTTCAAAGTTCCATTCCATTGGGATGAAAAGTGAATATAACCCACTTTTAGTTTGACCATTAGCACTTTTGTTTATAGGATTAGAATCATAATAAAGTTTTTTAAACTCTTCACCTCCTTTATTTAATGCATTTGATGTTGAACCCATCATACATTTACCAATAATTCTTCTACCCAATCGCAAACAAGTTTTGGTAACACGATAATTATTTAATATATTGTTTGGTTTAAGCCATTTACCACTTTCATCATGCGCTAGTAAAAGTAACTTTTCACCATCATAAGAGTTGTCGTCAGTATTTTTCCAGTCAATAGTAGTATCCAAACCCTCCATCTCTTCATTATCTACATTGTGCATATTTTTTTTAGTAATCTTAGACGCAGGAATTCTAAACGCTAATTCTGTTTTAGGTTTATCCATACCATCTTGAACAGGTTTAAAAAAGAAAGGGTAATTTCTTACAATAGGAACAACCTTATCTGTAAACATTTTTTTTGCATCAGAACCTGACTTAGATAAAATACCTATACGAGAATTTTTAGATATTGTTGCCACATTTGCACACTCTTCAGAAGCCATATATGAAAAACCTGAACGCCTAATCTTTAGGTATATCATTCCAAAACATCTAGAGTCTGCTTTACAAGCCTCCCAAAAAATATAAAAAATCCTGTTAGCTTCTCTAAAGTCTGGATACCCAACATCAATTTTTGTCCATTGAAGGTACATATAATGAGAGCCAGTTATATATGTGGGGTTGTTGTTGTTTACAAACCAATTACCTTGTTCTCTTTTATCAAACTCATCTTCAATATAATCAACCCACCTAGCCTTGAAAGTATTTGGTTGCTCATTCCATTGAAATATAGATTGTATTTTTAATAACTCTTTAGGAGAATCTTTACGATGCCATTTGTTTTTGTCTCTTTGAAGAGACTCAGGAGATACAGGTAAACCTATTCTCAATCCATTTATATCGTAAACATCACCTACTTGTCCTGTTTTAGATATCACAACAACATCATACTGTTCATTATAACCATATTGCCACGACCTATTTCTGTTCTTTTTTTTAAGAACACCTTTAGGTATATAGTCGTTTAAAACTGTATGTAAGTTATGAAGACCTTCTTTCTGCAAATCCTTGTTTAGTATCTAGTTTACTTGGACCTCGTTCTTCGATTTCCATTAAATTTTTTTCATTCTCCAACCTAGTCAATATATCGAACGCATCAAATATAGCTAGTTTTTTTGTAGCTGCAGCATTTTTTAATCTATCAGCAGCTAGTTCGTCTTCAGGGTCTGGCTTTATAATATCCTCTTTAGCAACCTTAATTAATTGCTCTACGGCTCTCATCCCTGCCTGAATAATATTCTTCTTTAAACTTTTTGAGTCCATTGCGATTTGGATTATATTTTATTCTTGGTCGTTTTTTTCTTTTAGGCTGGTCATTCATAATTTTATTGTTATTTGATGATCAAACATTCTATAAAGTTTTTCTCCATCTACCTCAAACTCATATTCACTTTCAGGCTTAAAGCAAATCTTGTCTCCAGGATTTACATTTTGAGAACGTAAGTAATCATTACTGTATTTTATTTCTCCAACTAAAGGCTCTTCGTTTGTATTTTTATACAAGTAATAATCTTCTGTAGGAACAGGACTTGTAAAACAATACCTCCCACTAGCATTCCATTTATCACCATCATGATACATATAAAATTGGTCAGGCTCAACAAAAAATAAATCATCTATAAAAAAACTTCTACCACTTTTACGCCTACCCTGCATATCGTTGTAGAATTTAAAAACATTATGATGTACTAATAGTTTGTCTCCTGGCTTTATAGGACCATCATAAACAATAGGAGTTGCTATGACTTCCGCAATTCTATTTGATGCTTTGTGGTTTTCTTCAGATGTGTTTGTTATAAAGTCAACACCACCTATCTCTTTAGTGTTGTTGTATCTTTTATTTTTTAAAGGCTTAGTAATAAATAAGTAAGGTGATTTCATTAGAAGTTAATATTATATTCGATAGACACAGGCATATTTACAAATCGTTTCCATAACACAATTTCTTGGTTATACATAGACTCAATCCATATTTTAAAAGAATCACTAGACTCATCATACCTTATATGATTTATCTTGTAAGTCCCTTTTAGTATTTCCTGACCTACAACATAATGCATAGCTCCACCTTTATAATCAGGACCTACTGCTATCTTACGAATATCATTCATTTAATTAAATTTAATTTATAACAAATATAGGTAAAAAAAAATA